TGTTGCTGTGGTATTTGCTGCCACTGCCTTTTCTAATGTTTCATTGCTCATTTATATTTCACCTACCCTTTAGTTAAATAGTTCGTTTACGGAACCGAGGAAAGAACCGTTCCATTTTGATTTTTTCATTACTACTTCCTGAGACCCGCCAAGGTCTGAGGACTTCTTAATTGCAGTCTCTGATTCTACTGCATCGACACGCTTTTCTACACCATCAATCGTGTTCTTGATATTTTCTACAGCGCTTGAAAGTGCTGTGTGTTGTTCTGCTAACTCTGAGATTCGGCCATCTACGCTCTTGCTGAACGCCTCAACAGTATCTTTAATTGTTGAAACTTGTGCTGCATTTGCTTCTGAAACCTTGCTCAGTGTCTCTGAGAAAAATCCTTTAAGGTCACCTAGCATTTTTGCAAAATCAGGTTCATCAACCATAACTTCTGATACGTCGGCTGCTTTTTCTAGAGTTTCGGCAGAAGCGTCTGCCGCTGCGTCTGCAACTGCTGGTGCCTCTTCAGCAACAACTGGTGCATCTTCTACTGCAGATACTACTACAGTCTCTTCGACTGCTGTGTTTTCTGTATTTTCTGACACTTCATTACCTCCTTCTACGTTTGCCTGTTTTGCAATTGTTTGTCTTTCAGGCAACGATAATCTTGATTCTAAAAATGAATCAAGAATTCTATTTATTTCTTTTCCTTTATTAATATCATTTGACTCTACCCATCCAATTAGCGTTGCTGGCTTTCCAGTCGCTGGAGATGTGTATGAAGAATCTTGTGACATAAATATGGATTTAGTCTCTTCACAATAAAAAATATTTTCTGTTAAAACTTCTGTTGCAATTCCTTTGAACATTAATTGACCATTCATTTTTTGAATAGACAAGATGTTGCATAATTCGTTTGCTGGAGAATCTACTACTGATAACTCCATTAAAGAATAGTCTTTAATAAATCTAACTGTCTGTCCTGTTGCTTTGTTAACTTCGTTTTCAGAATCTTTAATCTTTCCGCCAATTGAGAATCCTGCTAAAGTTCCGTCTAGAATCTTTTCCCATGTGTCTTGTGCTCCTTTAGAGATATATGCATCTACATATACTCCGTTATAAAACTCTTTGTTTTCAGGGTTGTAAAAAGTCTCTGGTTTAAAAGAAACCATTTTGCCTACTGCATTTGATCCATGCATTTCACGGATATTGCCTCGGAAATTTTCAAAAGCTTTTAGGCTTGCTTCTGCGGTTACCACGTCATTGGTTTGATCAACATTGTCTAATGTTGCAAATCCAGAGACGGTCCTTTTTTCACGGTTGACCTTTGTAAATGGCACGGACAGTGTGATGTCGTCGCCAATAGATGACCAATGAGATTTTTCAATATTCATATGCTTAATTTTATCTTTTAAGATGTAAAAAGGCAAATAACTGGTTGCCTAATAATTAAGAAGTTGCTCTTCCCTCGCCTTTTGGATTTCTGGCCTCCCCTGAAATATCAGGTGTGTTAGAATCTCTGTCCTGAGTTCTCTGTCTAGTATTCAAAGCTTGGGCTGTTTGTTCCGCTTTATCCTGAGACTTCAAATCAACGACCTGATCTCCACCCTGTCTTGGGGACATTCCTCGTCTAATTCTTACCTCATTTGGGGTAATAACCTGCATCCTCAAATATCTCTCATCAATCTTAGACTGAGTATCTTCGTCTGTTAGGGTTAGCTCATTAAAGTGTAAAACTAATACATCTGTCTTTTCAGCAATTATTCTATTTAATTTCTTTTCCAAAATGTCCTGTGCTGGTCTACAGACCTGCTCTTTAAACATCTTGTCTGCATCTCTGGCTGAGGATAGGCTTACTCCTTCTGGAACTCCAATTTTATTTATTGGAACTCTGTGAGATAAAAGAATTTCATCACGATTTGATTTTCTGTAAGTGTTGAAAGAAGAGTCTTGAATGTTTGCTTCAACTGGCTCCATCTTAAACTCTACCTTTGAATCAGAAGAATCTGGTGGTAGAGGAACATAAAGAGATCTATGATTCTTTCCCTTTAAACCTACCTGAAAAAATTCAAGTAACTTTCGCTCTGACTCAGGAGATAGCTTTGCTCCCTTAACTGTAATAATATATCTTGGGACAGCCTTGTTTTCAAAGTAGTCTAGGTTATACTTTCCTGCAAACTCGTTTCCTGCCATCGCATTTTGAGAAGCAACAATATCTGGGATTCCATAATAGTTGTTCATAGGGGTGTACTTCTTAAAATGAATAATTTCGTTTGGACGATCTGCATCTCCAGCAATTGGATTCTCTGTTTCTTGATCTCCGAAGTTTCTAAAGAATACAGCCTTTCCGTAAAGCAATTGAATAAAGCCGTCTCTTAGTCTACGGACTCTCATTGTCTTTGATGGGATATGTCCAATATATCCAATGTTTCCGCTTGTTGTTCTACCGATTTCTAGGAAGCCATTTCCTGATGCTTCTAGATCTGTGTATACCTTTACTAAGGTCTCTACAAAAGTCTCTTCCTCATTTACGTCTTCTAGCCAAATCTCTAGCTGTTGTCTTATTCTATCCATTTTTCTTCGTGCACGGTTTAGTTGTGTCTCGTCTGAAATGTTGTCTAAAGCCTCTATTGCTTTTCTGCTTTCTACAAATGAATAACCTAGTCCTACGATATTTGCAACCTTAGCATTAATCGCTGCGTAGTTGTATGGAGATATTTCATAAATTGTTGAAAGGTATTCTAAATTATATGTTGGCTCAACAAGGTCAAATAATGCGTATCCAGTTACAGCCTGTTGTAGTAAGTTTTGTTGTGTTGCAGTTCCGTCTATTCCAGAAAGTCTTTTTTGAAAATCTCTAGAAACTTTACGTTTAAAAGCTGCGCCTAGGCCACTAATCTTTTTTAAGTCTTCACCCTCTACTTTGAATGGATCTGTTTGTATTACTACTGGCTGGCTAAAGTTAAAAAGATCAGAGGAGTTTGATATAGAGACTTCGTTATTAAATGTATTATCTTCTTCTACGTGTTCCATTATTTACCACTCTCTCTTTTTAAAGACTTCATTTCATCTTTATAGCTTCCAATATCCAAAGGATCTGGAACTAGTCCCCACTTAAGTCTTTGTTCTTGTTCTGCGAATTCTTCGTCATTAATTTTTCGTCTGGCCGAAAGAAATTTAGGCTGTCCCTCGTAAATACCGTACGAGCTAACCTCACGAGCCAAAGCATCGATTCTGGATCTATTTCCTTTTTTGGACGTGACCGAAAGAAAGTTACCATCATCGTCTCCAATCCATCTGCCATCTGGCATTTCCCAAACATATATGCCTAAAACTGAATCTTCTATAACTTCTTTTTTAATGTTCTTAATATCCATAGTATTTTATTTTACCATTATTTCCTGTTTAAGTCCAGCTTTTTGTCACGGGCTGTGACACAATTATATACTTTCTACCACAGTCCAGTCATAATTATAGTAGTTAAACGAGTTTTCTGTCATAGAGGCTAACGAATTAGATACTACCTGAGGGGATGTTCCCTTATATAGGGATAGGTGCTCTATGGATTTATTGAGCGTAAACTCATAATCGTATATGGCTATATTCTGATAAAGAGCCTCAATTGCTCCCACTGAAGAATGGTTTATCTTAATATCTCCAGATATTGGGCTAGTAAAGGTAATTACTACATGGTAAAGGTGATCTTTGGTGAATAAGTTATTGATATCCGTCTCTGTGCTTTTATCTACTCCATTTACATAGATCTTGCTTATATTGGTTTTGGCTATAACGTTTGATGACCAAGATAGGTTAGAGGCAGAATATCCTGATCCCGCTGCTGAGTTAACTATTCCTCCATTGCCTAATGTAGATGGGGTATAAAAAAACTCTAAAGTTTTAACAAGCATGGTGGTGCTTAACTTAAACCCAGATCCTGCTTTTACGGAGACTCCATTTCTAGCATCTCTAGAGAGAATCTCATATGTATTATTGCTTAGCCCAATGTCTTTTACAGAAACTCCGCTAACTCCTTCTAATGTTGAGATATAAGAAGAAGAGTTGTTTGAATAGAATCTTTGATTATTATAGAAGCTTATTGATAGGCCAGAAAGTTTTGGCAAGTACTTGCTATTGTCTGTAGTGGTCATAACGATTCTGATATAAAGATTTCTGGATGTGCTAAAAGAAGATAGAGAATATTGAGGAACTGGCTGCCCATTGATACAAGATACGTAGTTTGTTCCGTCTATACTGGTTAGGACTGATACTCCGTTGTCTCCGTCCCACTCAATTCTTGATGAATCCATTTCTGGTCCAGTTGGTATTGTAAAAAAGTCATTTATTGTTACTGTTTTTGATACGCCTGATCCTTGAGCAATCTTTATAGAAAAATCGTCAGTATCGTAGAATAAGTCATTGCTTAAAAAGTTTTCCCAGGACTTATCTGCTGGGTATGAATAAGAATATTTTGTTGTTATAGCATCATCAAATGCTTCAAATAACTGACCTGAGTCTGGATATACAATTTCAGAAGAGTCTATTGAATGTCCTAAGTCGTAGTGAGATTGAATGTTTTCTGCTGACAGAGCATATCTATATAAAGCAACGCAGTTTATGAGCATGTAGTCTTGTGAAGTGTTTACTGGTCCTGAGGCTAAAACTACTTCTGTATTCGTAAAGACATTTCCCGATAAAGATTTTTCCGCCTGTAATTCTCCGTCTATAAACAAGTAGGCATTTTGGCCAGTGTAGGTAGCGACTATGTGCATTGACTTTCTTTTGTAAGGAATAGTCCAGGAAATCTGTTGAGTATCTAGTTTAAATACAATGTTACCTTTATCATAGAACAGCCCAATATCATTGGTTGAGTCTCCAACTATTGGAATCAAAGAAGTAGAAGTTGTATTTATATTGACCCAGCATTCTATGCTAAAATCGTTATCATAAGAATTTAAGTTTGCAAATCCTGCGCTTGGATTAGTTCCTGAGTAATCATTTAATACTGGATAGATAATTGTTGATACTCCAGATAATTTTCTAGATTGAGAAAAACCAGAAACTAATGGTAAGAATCCAGAGTAGATTGTTCCAAGGTATATCCCGTTATTTTGAGATCCAGAGATATCTGCAATGGTAGCTCCGCTTAATTCGGCATAATTATCAAACCCATTCAGGGTTGCTGTATAGTTTGCATAGTTAGATAAAAGTTGTTGAAAAGTTAAAATTCCGCCGCTAACAACAGATTCCGCTGGCCAAAAAGCAAGCGGGTAATCTGATAATACTTTATATTTGTATGACACTTTACAGCGCTGCTATTTGAGTTTGTCTTTCAGAAATTGATGATTGTAAATTAGACAATCTTTCTGCATCGGGTGCAGACTTAGCATTCTCTACTATAACTTCAACCTCTAAAGCATACATCTGGTATTCTAGTGATCTAATAGAAGCTTGTTTAATCGCTGCTTTTTCGTCATCTGTTAACTGTGTATATGTTGGCATTTTTCTCCCATTTCTATTTATACAATAGACCTAACTGCATCTATTTGTAATATCTTATCATTTATTAACTTCTCTAGTTCTACTACATTTAACTCATTTGTTTCTTGATCTAACATTAAATTCAAATCGTTCAAGGTGTACTCTAGGCCAGCAATTGCTGATGTCCTAATGTTAGTTTTTTCAAAATCGCTTATCATTATATAGTTTATCATATTCTATTATACCGATACAAAGCAGTTTCCAGCACTTGTGACATATTTGCTTGGAACGCTTATTCCAGAACTTACTGAGCTTCCAGCCGCTCCGCCGACAACTCCAGCTACGGAAATAGTAATCGCTCTAGTATTTCCAAATGGTACATTTATTGTGATTTGAGTTGAGGTAGACGATGTTGTTGTACTTCCAGATACGTCGCCAGTCCAGGCAACATTATATGATGTAGCTCCAGCAACCGCATTCCAACTAATATTTACTCTTCCATTATTATTTATTGACCAAACCATAATTGTAATAGTTCCACCGTAAGTGTTTAAACCATTACTACTAAATCCTGAAGTTAAATATACATATGTCTGATCTCCAACGTTTGCTGGTGACTGTGATATATAATACTGAGTAGCATTTGAAGCTGCGCCCCATGAAGCTGTCCATGATCTATATCCTCCACTTGCAGAAACAGAGGTAGATCCAGGGGTCAAAGTACTGTCTGATAAAGATAATCCTGTTGGTGCCGCAAGCCCTACGGTTATGCTGTTACTTGATGTTACTGGTGTAGATCCTCTTTGATTAATAGCAGAGACTTGACAAGTAATACTAGATCCAGCATCTCCAGAAACTGTTACATATGTATTTTGATTAGATCCAACATTTGTAACTCCACGTTTCCATTGATATGAATAAGAAACTGGATTAAATGCATCTGTTGAGGTCCAAGTTCCATTTGTAGTAGTTAGTGTATCTCCTACAGAGGTCCCACCGCTAACTGTGGGAGCAGCAGTATTTAATGGATACTCTGGATACATTAAGTTCCATGCTGATCCATTGTATACCCAACCCTGTTTAGCAGTATTCCATAAAGAACTTGCATACAGTTTTAATGATTTTTGTGTATTCCAAGTGGAGCTATTATATAGTTTTATACCCATTTAAACTCCTAGTAATAAATATAAATATCGCCAGCTGCAGTACCTGAAGGTGGGGTTCCTGTAGTATTATAAAATATTTTATTTAAGTTTGCAGTGTCTGTTCCGTTTGAATATGCTACTGCAACACCTGCAGTTCCTGAAGCACCTGTTGCTCCTGAAGGACCTGCTGGTCCTGATGGACCTGATGGTCCTTGCGGTCCTGATGGACCGAAGTTAGATATGTTAACAGAGTTACCCATATTTGCGTGAGCCTGGCAAACGTAGGTAAGAGTACTTGGTGCAGAATAAGGAACTTCAAATACTATTGTTCCAATATCCCGTGTTCCAGAAAGCAAGGTTACTCCAGTAGAATAAACATCTCCTGCGCTGTAAGATGTACCTGATGTTTGAAAATAAAATGGATGACCTGAAGCATTAATATTTAATATGTATCTATTGCCTCTGATAAAATTAAGAGCTGGATTGTTTACTCCATCAATTATATAAATTCCGCCTGCTGCTGTTATTGTAAGAGTAGTTCCTCCAGGAGATCCTGTTGGACCACTTGCACCTGTTGGGCCTACGGGTCCTGACGCTCCTGATAATCCTGCTCCAGTAGGTCCTGATAAACCTTGAATTCCTTGTATGCCTGCGGCCCCAGAGGGTCCTGACGGTCCTGAAGGACCTGATGGACCAGATGGTCCTGCAACTACAGAATTTGCTCCAGAAGCTCCTGTAGCCCCTGTAGGGCCTGTAGGGCCCGTAGCTCCAGTTGGTCCTTGAATGTTTCCTACATTTACCCAAGCTGAAGTTGTTGTGCTCCATACATAAAGACTTCCGCCAATTAAATATCCGTTTCCAGCAGAGCCTGTTGGAACTGCAGTTTGAAGATCACCTAATGAAGAATATGTTCCAAGAATTGTTACAGCCGTTCCCTGTGGTCCTGATGGTCCTGATGGGCCTGATGGACCTGAAGCACCATTTGTTCCGTTAGTTCCTGTAGCACCAGTTGGACCTGATGGACCTGATGGTCCTGATGGGCCTGACGGTCCTGACGGTCCTGGGTTTGCAGTTAAGTAAGCATCAATGTCGTTAGCTAAATCCTGCAGGTCTCTTGGGACGTCTGGAGTATCTGAATAATTTGGGTAGCTAAACCCTTTACCTGTGTTTGGCATTTTTATATTGTACCACTATTAGCCTTATAATCTTGTGTACCATCCTTTATCCCATAGGGTTAAAAGACCTTTAAAATACTTGTCATACTTATACTTTATTACATCTACTGAGTAGGTTGCCATAGCAAAGTCGTGTATAGCTTTAGGGTTTAATTTTTTAACATCTTCCGCTGCTTTACAAAATTCATCTAAAGTTCTGCATCTATATCCAGTAACCCCGTTTATATTAGTTTCTACAAATGCTCCCCAGTCTGTAGTAATTGTCGGGGTTCCACAAAAATGTGCCTCTGGTACAATATTTCCAAATGGTTCTACATAAGTAGTAGGAGCAATAACTGCAATAGCACCGCCCATAAGTTCTGCTCTTTTATCTGAATCAACTGGGCCAATATACTCGCCATATTCTGGTATATAATTTCCAGGTCCTGCCATAATTAATTTAGCGCCAATTTCTTTGCACATTTGTGAAGCTATGTCTATGCCTTTACGCTCTATCATTCTTCCTATATAGAGATAGTAATCTTTTTTCTCTGGTTGATACGGAAACATCTCTGGCTCAAAATATCCTGGAATAACTGCGTCATAAAAGAATCCATCTATTTTTGCAGGATCTCTATATGAAGCATATGATGCATGCATCCAAGAATAAGATTCCCAAACACGATACTTGGCAAATGTAGATCCGTATCCTATTCCAAACTCTACTGACATATGATTTGGAAATGCATCTGCAATTGGCTTATGAGATGTCCCGCCAATTAAACATATAAAATCTTTTTGTTGAAGTCGAGGGCCTAATTCCTTTATTACGGTATTTAAAAATTTATCCCAGTAAGGCTGTGTTATATCAAAGGATGCAGAAGTAAAATGTTTACCATCTAGTCCATCTAGTCTTTCTTGATCAGATATACAGGTAATTAATTCATCGCATGGAGCTTCATTTTCTTCTCCAGCATATAGATATACTTCATGACCTAAGTCTTTCATCATAAGGCAAAATCTTCTTACCTTCTCTGTAAAAGCACAATTTACATACTCTTTAGTGGTTTGAGTATGCGGAAGACCTACTACATGAAATCTCATAATATTTATTATATCAAAATAATTGAATTAAGTATATAGACACAAAAAAAGCCAGAAATTAATCTGGCCTTTTTTATTAAATGTGTTTATTCTTCTACTGTAGTTACTGGGTCTGCTGGAGTTTCTGGCTCTGCAGCACATAGTGCTAATAGTTCTGGAGTCTCTTCTAAGAGTTCTCCTCCGTCTGCTGCGTAGATTTCAATATTTTCAATATCAAACTCATTAGCAACCTTGTAAATTACGTCTCCTGATATAACTGTTTTTAGTATCATGTTTTCTCCTATCCCCAGATCATGACGACGCCGTCGCCACCTTGACCTGCATAGTTGCTAGCACCGCAAGCTGCTGCTCCGCCACCGCCACCTGCTCCTCCATTACCACCATTACATTTAGCGTATGTTGAAGTCATCATGCCATGAGGCTCCCATCCTGCCTGCAGTAATCCTGCTCCGCCCCATCCTGCTCCATGATCTCTTCCGTTTGCATCTTGTGGGTGTAGTGATCCACAGCCTCCGCCTGTTAAGCCTGAACCTCCACGATTCCATTGAGCAATACCTTCATATCGTGTAGCTGCTCCACCGCCACCAGAGTAATCACCAAATGCTCCTGCTGAGCCGTTGTGATCCATTCCTGGAAGTGGTTCATGATACTCTGAGTAATGACTGGGTTGATTTGTCGTATTAGTTGTTGATTGTGGCCTTCTTTGTTCTCCAGCAGTTCCTTTTGGAAGAACTATATCTGAAGGTAAGAATAAAAATCCTGAACTTCTGCCTCCGTTACCACCGTGGCCTCCATTAGTTGTGCTGCTTCCTTGGCCACCACCGCGACCTCCGTATGCCATAACATTACCAAATACTGTAGTTCCTCCGTCAAGTCCGAAAACGGAAGGGATTCCTCCTCTGCCACCTTCGCCAACTCTAACGTCGATTGTTTCACCTGGAATTACTTTGTAGTATCCAATTGCGACACCACCGCCACCTCCGCCACCAGATGCCCAAGCACCAGCAGTTACTCCACCGCCACCGCCTCCACCTGCCATAGCGAGAAATATTTGTTTTACTCCAACTGGTACTGTAAAGTAACCGTTTGAAGTAAATACTGTACGAGGATCTTCTCCAAGAATTTCTTGGATTTGGCTTTTACTAGCATGGTTTTGTGATATCATTTTTATTAAACTCCTTCTGTTCCTGTTATGTAAACTGTTCCACCGACTGGGCCTGTTACAAATATCTTGTCTCCTGCATCAACTAATGCAGATGTATCTATTTGTAAAGTTGCTCCGTTTGGAACATATACTGGTGCTAGGATAGAAAAGTTTCCTACCTTAACAGAGTATTTTCCAGTGGTTCCAGTTGGATTTGATATATTAATTTTGTTAATTAATGCTTTGTTGTCTATGTTTGCTACGTGAGCATCTTCGATTCCGTTAGTGACAACTCTTGCAATTCTTTTAACAGTAGGAGATACTAAAGCGGTTGGCGCTGCAGTAAATGCTATTGTTTTGATTGGATTTGTTGAGTAAGAAGAAGCAACTCCGTCTTGGTTAACATAAGCAATCTTAAATGTATAGGTTAGGCCAGCTGTAAATGCTGAACCAGGAATATCTACTGTAACGGTTTCAACGTCTTTTGCAGTGATTCCACTACCATAGAATGGGATTGTTGTTTGAGTACTTCCTAATGTTGTACCATTAAAGTATGTTGTAGTGGTTCCATCATTAGCAGATATTCTAAATCCTGCAACGTTTGTTGCCTGACCCCAATATGTTGCTCCAGGTCCGCTTGCAATAGTTCTTAGAGCAGGTTTGAATTTCAATGAAACTCCACCTGGTTGACCTAAAGTGTTAGCTATAGGAGCTATTACTGTTGCAGTAACATCAGCCTGAGTTATGGCAGCTCTAGTGATATCATCATTAGTCTTTGTCCATACACCAATTCTGTTGTATCTCTGTGTCCAGTAACCACGATCTTGGTATGAATCAGAACCTAATGTAGTTCTAATATCACCGCTATAGATCTGCCAGTAAATGTTTGTGAAATTATTTTTTGGATATTTGTGAATTCCAGTTGTAAACTGTTGTCCACGATCCCACATATAATTTATATCTGTAAACTTTATTCCAACTGCTGGGAAAGTAAGTGATGTAGTCTCTCCAAAGTTGTAGGTTATGTCTGTGTACCATGCTCCAGAACCTGAACTGTTTCCATTAGAGTTTTCTCCTGCACCATATTGCCATAAACGAAGAATTTTCTCTTCTGGGAAAACTTGAAGTTTTCTAATATATCTGTAACCAGCATTGCTTACGGTAGTATTGCTAGATGCTCTCCAACGTGCATAGTATCCTGGAACGCTATCTGTCCATCCTGCGTGAATTGTAGGGGATGCAGCAGGGGAAGCAAAGTTAGATCCATTAGTAAACATAATGTATCCTCTAATATTTGTATCAGCACTTGAATCTGAATCTGGTCCTAGAACAGTAAAGTAATAGTTTCCAGAGTATTTTCCTAGATATCCAATTACGTGTCCTTGACCTCTTCCATAACGAGCTCCGTATCCTTGGTTTGACTGATTTGATGAGTTTCCTACTGCTGAAGAAGCAAAGGTTTCTACACGCATTGTATTATAATTAAACTTCCATAGGTTAACGTGAGATCCTGCATCGGTGCTCATAGATTGAGAGTTATTTCCCCAAATATAGGCACCTGTTGGCTCTCCGAAACCAAATTGAGTATTATCATCTAGCTGAGAGTGATAAGAGTCTCCTCGATACTGTTGAATATTTACATAACCAACATATTCTCCTCTAGCATAAAATCTTTCGTATCCTGTATTTATTTGTGACTTTAATTGAATTGTGTGAACCATGTAGTATTCGGCGTTACTACCTGTTAAATCGGTGTATCCCCAAACTAATAGGTAGTCTCCCTTAATCCACATAACATCAGAGCATCCTGTTCGACTTGCACCAATATTATTTGATATACAAATTCTGTTAACATTAACATGAATTGGGCTTGGAGAAACTGAGCCTGAGTAATTTGCTACTATCTGATATGGGCTTAGTGAAAGGTTAACTCCAGCGTTCTCGGAAACGTTAATTACCTCTGAGTTTCCAGCTGTAACTCCATCATTATTATATTCTGAGAATTCAGAATTATAAGAATCTGTTAAATCTGCCCATCTTAGCCAACCTTGTGGTGGGCATGAAATTCTATAAACATTCAAGTTTCTTTGAGTTGTAGTCAAAGGTTGTGCTGTTGTGTATGTAACAAAGTAAATGTTATCGTCTGCATCTTGTCCTAGAGGCATAAATTGAGCTCTGTTATCTGTAAATGTCTGAGCAGTAGATCCTGGTACGGAGAATTGATGAATAGCAATTGGTGCATTCGTTTTTCCGTTTACGATAAGATCAAACTTCATTGTTCTACCAGCTTCGGTACCTGCTTCTCCGCCTGCGAAAAGCATTAACTCGGCGCCGTCTCTAGTCTGAATACAGCTACCGTGTCCGTTCCAGTTTAAATAATCTGTTGTTACTGCACCTGTTACTACGAATTGTTTTGATAGTGGCATTTTGTTTCTCCTTTTAGATTGCTCCCATTAATGATAATACTTGTGTTGCTGGATCAGTTAAGCTTCCCCAACGAACCCCAGCTGATTGTGTAGAATCTGCAACCAACGCTGTTCCGTTGGCACCAATCGCAACCCTTTGTGGGGTCGCAGATGCTGATGAAGCAATTATATCACCTTTAGCTGTAAAAATAGCTTTTGAAACTCTTGCGTCTAAAGCATTTGTAACTGTAGATGCAAAATTTTGATCGTCGCCTAGCGCTGCTGCTAATTCATCTAGTGTATTTAGAGCGGCTGGCGCTCCTGCTACTACTGAGTTGTAGTAGTTTGTTAGATCTGCTAGCTTTGTGGTTCCTGCAGAGTTAACTGAGGTTATCGCTGAAGTTCCTGCTGCCTGAACTAGACCTACCTGAGTTGATCCTGTAGACTGAACATCTGCTACAACAATATTTCCTACTGTAGATTGAACTGATTTTGAAATAAGTAATAGGTCCTGAGGAGTCGTTGCAGAAGTTACCGCATTGAGCTTCGCTTGAAGAACTGTTTCGTAATTTGTTAGGCTAATTGGCATGATTAAATTTTACCATTCCTTTTCTAATCTGTCAAACTATTTCTAGTCTGTTAATGCGTAAATAAGTGCTTGTGGACTGTTTGCTTCCAGTGTATCTAGTCTAGTGTCTAAATCAGTTAAAGAGGCTGAAACTGTTGCAAGTCCTGACCCTGTAACTGTGGCATTTACTTCTACAATCGCCGCATTTTTAGCTGCAGTAATTGCATTTGTTGCTGTTGTAGTTGCTGATGTCCCAGCAGAGTTAACTGCTGATACGGAAGTTGATTGTTGTGCAGTAACCGCATTAGTTGCAGTAGTCTGAGCTGCTGTGATAGCATTAGTTGCATTTGTTTGTGCAGTTGATGCCGCCGCATTTACAGCAGAGATTGCTGTAGCGCTAGCGGTATTAATATCTGCTAATTTTTGAGTTACAAGATCTATAATCGCCTGAGTATTAATTCCGCCAAGTTGTGCAAGCAATGCGTTGATCGAAGCTGTTCCTGTTGCAACTGTTGAGTTATAAGTTGTTATTGCAGTAGTTGCTGTTGATTGAATTAATCCCTGTTGGTATAGTCCTTCAGAAATTACTTTTCCTAAAGATAAATTTTGTGTGGCCGCCTCTAAAGCTTTCATTTGAATTAAAAGTTCTTTTGAGTCAACAATTATTGTTGCTGAACCAGTTGCTCCAGTTACCGCTGTTCCTGTTGCTGCGTTATTAACTGTAAACTGTGTTGCAGATCTTGTTGCAATTGTTACGCCTTGTAAGTTAAATGCACTTGTTGAAAGTCCAGTGATCGTAATAGTTTGACCAACTGTGTATGCGTTACTTGCTGTGTATGTTATTACTCCGCCAGCTGCTGAAGCGGCAGTTACTGTTGCTGTAAGCGAATTAAGCTTAGCATTAATTGTTGCTTCTAAATTTGAGAAATTAAGTGACATGTTTACCTCTATAAAATTATAGCATTGCTAGCATTATAAACTGGCAAGTACTAAAGCTTCTAGATCCCCCACTTCTGTCTTTACCTCAGAGATTCTATACTCATGAGATTGTACATTTGCTGAATTTGTTATTCCGACTACAGATTCCAGTGCTTCAATCGCATCATTTGCATTTGCGTGTTGAGCTGCGTGAGATGGTGCATTTAAACGATCTCCTGAAGATGGATTACTTAAAGCATCTAGAGCGGCTGGAAATGAAGTTGTCATATTCTATATTATACCCTAACTTATCGCTTAATTAGCAGATACTACTGCGCCATCATATGAGTGTGCATGAGCTGCTATGTTTGCTGAATTTACAACTAGTTGCCATAATACGCCAGTCCATTTCCAAGTCACGCCACCAGTTGTATATGTTTGGTTGACGGTTGGAGTTGCTGGAAATACTGTTGCCAT